AGAAGAGGTTATTTTTAAATCAGCAGCTTTAGCTAGTCGCAAGACTAAGATAGCAGCTCAAGTAATAAGAGAATCACTTAACCCTATGGCTCGTAAGAGGTTTATAGTAGATAATAGAAGGGTGGTTTTTAGGATTTCTAAAGACAAAAACCTATGAGGCATGGATCACTATTTAGCGGAATCGGTGGATTCGATTTAGCTGCCGAATGGATGGGATGGGAAAATATTTTCCATTGCGAATGGAATCCATTTGGACAAAAAGTACTTAAACATCATTTTCCAAATTCAATTAGTTATAATGACATCACCAAAACAGACTTCTCTATTCACGAAGGAGATATTGACATCCTTACAGGAGGATTCCCATGTCAACCATACTCAAGTGCAGGAAAACGTCTTGGGAAAGCCGACGAAAGACATCTCTTTCCTGAAATGCTTAGAGCGATTAAAGAAATCAAACCAAGATGGATTGTTGGCGAAAATGTTCGTGGACTTGTTAGTTGGAATGGAGGGATGGTATTCCACGAGGTGCACGATGACTTGGAAAGGGAAGGATATGAAGTCCAACCGTTTCTTATTCCAGCTGCAGCCAAAAATGCACCCCACAAAAGAGAACGAATATGGTTTATTGCCTACTCCAAGAGCATCGGATTGGAATACAAGATACCCAAGCAAAAATTGGTTAGGGAAGTCAGACTTGGGGAGTGTATTGAATGGGATTTTCAAACAAAAGAATCCCTTAAATCCGGACTTTGTTGGGAAGATGATGGGGTTCCCAAAAGATTGGACGGCATTGCCTTTTCAAAATGGAGAAAAGAATCAATCAAAGCCTACGGAAACGCAATAGTTCCGCAAGTGGCATATGAAATTTTTAAGACTATTAGGAAGTTTGAGGAAATTGTTTAGATTTGTTGTGTCATGGACGAGATGACATTTAGAAAATTTTAGCCCAAAGAGGCGTTGGTACTCGTCCTACCAGCAAATCTGAGGGCATTTTTATTTTATGAGTTATAGTTTAAAATTAAAAGATCCAAGATGGCAAAAAAAACGTCTTGAGATATTGCAAAGGGATGGGTTTAAATGTAAAGGATGTGATTCTACAGATAAATCACTTCATGTACATCATAATTATTATGAATATGGTACTGAACCATGGGATTATAATGATGATTGTTATGACACTTTATGTTATGAATGTCATTATGATTCGAGTATGATGACAAAAGAAATTAAAAATGTTTTAAAATATGCTAAATATAGAAGATTGGCAGAAATAAGAAATTTTATTGTAATGTCAGAACATTTAGATAATGATGATTTAATACAAATCAGAAATTTAGTAGTAAATAAATTAATTAATAAAGGAATTGAAATAGAAGATGGAACACCACTTTAATACTAAATATGCCTTAAAATATGGCATTGAAGAAGCTATTGTTATTAATAATTTACAATTTTGGATATATAAAAATAGGGCTAATAAAAAACATTTTATTAGTGATAGGACTTGGACTTATAATTCATATAAAGCATTTAGTGAGATTTTTCCATATTGGAACGAACATAAAATGAAACGAATATTAGATTCTTTAGTAGAACAAGAAGTTTTATTAAGAGAAAATTATAATAAAAGTGGTTATGATAGGACTTGTTGGTATGCTTTTAAAGATGAAAAATCCTTTTTAGAAAATTACAATAACCATATTGCAGATTTGCAAAATGGATTTAATGAAAATGCAACACCTATACCATATAGTAATACAAATAATAATACATCTAAAAATAAATTTATAAAACCTACAGCTGAGGAAGTAGATATTTATGCTAAAGAAATAAATTTTAAATTAGATGGTTCTTACTTTTTAGATCATTACGAATCCAATGGTTGGTTAGTAGGTAAAAATCCAATGAAAGATTGGAAAGCTGCAGTCAGAACATGGAAACGTAATTCAAGTAAATTTTCAATCGCTATAGATACACAAACCACAAAAATAAAATTGCCATAATGAACGTACTAAACCTACCTAAAAACATAGAGCTAGAAAAGAATATACTAGGGGCATTACTTATGGATAAAAAGTCTTTATCATTGGTAATCAACTACTTAAAAGAGGATATATTTTATGACTATAAGCACCAACTGGTGTTTAGAGTTATAAAGGATATGTATGATAAGAATATACCCATAGACTTATCTACTGTATTCCAAAGATTAGTAGATACCAAACAAACGGATCAAGTCAATGCCTACTACCTTTCTGAAATGACTAAAGATGTAGTAACAACTGCTCACCTAGAAACCCATATAGAGTTAGTAATAGAACTTTATAAGCGTAGAATGTTGGTGTCGCTGGGCTCGGAGCTGATGGTTGGGGCGAGTGATGGGGATAACTCAACCGTAGATTTTATGGGTGAGGTATCTAAAAAGCTGATACAACTGCAAGAGTTTGGGAATATATACGAGAAGATGATGGAAGATATTATTTTATCGCTTAATTATAATCGTGATATGGCTCAAAAAGGTGGATTATTGGGCTATAATACAGGCTTTAATGAGCTAAATAATACCCTATGTGGATGGGTTAAGCCAGACCTAGTTATAGTAGCTGCAAGGCCAGGTATGGGTAAGACTGCCTTTATGCTTTCTAGTATCTACCAACTAGCTTGTAAGAATAACATCCCTACGGCTGTTTTTAGCCTTGAAATGAGCTCAGAACAGTTGGTTGAAAGGTTAGAGTCAATCGGATCAGAACTGCCATTAAAATGGCTTAGAATGAATAATTTGGATGATACACAAAGAAAGGTGCTATTAAGAACAGATGACTTGCTATTAACTTCCCCCATACATATTGAAGATATGGGCGGTATTAGTGTTACTCAACTCAGAGCCAAAGCCACTATTCTGAAGCAGAAGTATGGAATCAAGGTAATCTTTATAGACTACCTCCAACTTATGAGTGGAACTGGAAAATCAAACCAAAACAGAGAGCAAGAGGTTAGCTACATTAGTAGAAGCCTCAAAGCTCTAGCTAAGGAGTTGGAAGTGCCTATTATCGCCCTATCTCAATTATCTCGTAGAGTAGAAGAAAGAGGAGATAAGATGCCTCAGTTGTCTGATTTAAGGGAGTCAGGATCTATTGAACAAGACGCTGATGCAGTAATCATGCTTATGCGACCACATTACTATGAGATGACTGAACCTATAGAAATTGGAGGTAAAGAATACCCTACGAATGATTTAGTAATTTGTAAGGTAGAAAAGAATAGACATGGTTCCACGAGGAACATAGCACTTAGATTTTTACCTGAAACTATGAAATTTGAAGATTATGATTAATGAAACATTTATACCCTTTAGGGATATAGAAATAAGGCTTAAAAGCCATCCTGATTTAACAGATAAGGATAAGAAGGAGTTTGGCTATATCACAGATATGCTAAAGATGTCTAATAAAAGGAAAGAGAAAGTATTTAAACCAGTTATAAAAAACCAACAAAAAAACCAAAACAAATAACCTATGAAATCATTCTTACACCGACTATTATTTTTAATTTTAGTTATCCCATTAGGATTATTATTTATAATAGAACTTCCTTTACATATGTTTATACAATCAATTAGATGGATATTTTTTGGTAAGTTTAGTGATGAATTTATATTCAAAATGTTTACTAGTAAAATAATTGATTTTTTAAGACTTGATGAAACTATTAACTAAATCAAATAACCTATGAAAACAGCAATGCAAGAATTTTATGATGAATTAGTCCCATTATTACTAGCTGATGATATACAGCCTTTATATTGGAATTTTAAAAAGCTATATAATAAAGCTATGATAAAAGAAAAGCAATAGATAATGATGTCTTATAATGATGGAGTAAATGATGGGAATACACAAGGTCTAGAAGGTAAAGAAGGTAATGGTAACTATTCCACATTAGAAGAATACTACAACAAAACATATAAAAATGAAAGAATTGATACTGATAATGATAGAGTTTACTAGATTGTTTCTAGGTGCTTTATTAGGCTTATTCCTTTTGGGAACATTAGCTTTAATTGCCATTGTT